AAATAGAGTGGGAAGATTTATCTTATCGCACCTATACCCCTGACTTTATATTAAACAATGGTATTATAATTGAAACGAAAGGAAGATTCCTTGCTATAGATAGAAGAAAACATTTAGCTATAAAGAGACAGCATCCTAAACTAGATATTAGATTTGTTTTTACTAATAGTAGAAATAAACTAAGGAAGGGTGCTAAATCTTCTTATGGACAATGGTGTGATAAGTATGGATTTAGGTACTATGACAGGATAATTCCTGAAGATTGGCTTAAAGAAAAAGGCAAGAATAGACATCCTAAGTTTATAAAATTTGCAGGGTCTAAGATAAGGAGAGTTAAATGACTGTAGAAAGCAAAATATTAAGTGAGGATTTTATTATAGATGTTAGACCTGAAATGGATAAGCATTTTAGATGGACAGGTGGAGTTAACATATCAATAATGACATCTCCTGACAATCCATTAGACGATGGGGATTATTATGGTGTTATGGATTTTTGTAGAACTATGTGTGCAACTGTACCACTAATGGAAAAAGATGAAGATTTAAGACAAAGGCTTATGAAAGAAGCAGAACACAACGAAGAAAAGCCTGAGCCAAAGCTAAAAGTAGTTGACAAACAAGACAATGTTGTGATACTATCTTTTGATTCAGATAACGATAATAAAAAATGCTAAGGCATATGGAGTATATGAGAATGATGGCAGAAAAAGCACAGATGGAAGAGATGGTAAATCATCCTAAACACTATAATGAATCAGGTATTGAGTGCATTGATGCTTTAGAAGCTATGTTGGGAGATGGCTTTGAGTCTTATTTACAAGGCAACATTGCTAAATACTTATGGAGATACAAGTACAAGAATGGTTTAGAAGATTTAAAGAAAGCACAGTGGTACTTGAATAAACTTATAGAGGTAAGTGATGCGAGTTAAGATTATGGTGACTCTTTCAGTTGACCCTGAAGAGTATCCAATACCTTCAGATGGCGATGTGACAGAAGACTTTGAAGATTATATGCGTGAGTTATTTCACGATTTAGAGGGTGTAAAGATATCCCATATTAAAATACTAACGGAGTAAAAGATGATAAGTAACTACCTACCAACAGATTACCAAAACTTTATAGCACTCTCTCGCTATGCAAGATGGAAAGAAGATGACCAAAGAAGAGAGAATTGGGGAGAGACAGTAGATAGATACTTTAGTTATATGACTGAGCATCTTAAAACTAATCACAATTATAACTTAACAAAAGCATTGAAAGAAAAACTATCTACACAGATAATGAACTTAGGTGTCATGCCTAGTATGAGAGCATTAATGACATCAGGACCTGCTTTAGATAGATGCCATGTAGGTGGTTACAACTGTAGTTATATACCTGTAGATAGTCCTCGTTCATTTGACGAGTGTATGTATATACTTATGTGTGGCACAGGTGTTGGCTTCTCTGTAGAACGTGAGAATGTAGACAAGCTACCCATAGTCAATGAACACTTTGAGGACAGCACTACTATCATAACTGTTGGTGACAGCAGACCCGGATGGGCAAAAGCATTGAGAGAACTTATTGCTATGCTATATGTAGGGCAAGTGCCTACTTGGGATGTATCACAGGTCAGACCAGCAGGTGCTAGACTAAAAACATTTGGTGGTAGAGCATCAGGACCTGCACCATTAGTTGAATTGTTTCAGTTCTGCATACAGAAGTTTAAGGGTGCTAAAGGCAGAAGACTATTTCCTATTGAGTGCCATGATATCATGTGTAAGATTGGTGAAGTTGTAGTTGTAGGTGGAGTACGTAGGTCTGCACTTATATCACTATCCAACTTAGGTGATGACCAAATGAGACACGCAAAGTCAGGTCAATGGTGGGAGAATGAAGGACAGAGAGCATTAGCTAATAACTCTGTAGCATTTAAAGGTAAGCCTGAGATGGGTACATTCATGCGAGAATGGACATCATTATATGAATCTAAATCAGGGGAACGTGGTATCTTTAACAGACAGGCAGCCAAAGTGAAAGCACTTGAAAATGGTAGACGTAATGCTGATTATTATTTTGGATGTAATCCATGTTCAGAGATTATACTTAGACCATATCAGTTCTGTAATCTTACAGAGGTAGTATGCAGAGTTACAGATGATGTAGAATCCTTGAAGGAAAAGGTACGTATGGCTACTATACTTGGTACGCTACAATCTACGCTTACTAACTTCAAATATTTACGTAAGATATGGAAAGATAATACAGAAGAAGAAAGACTATTAGGAGTTTCCCTAACAGGTATACTTGATTGTCCTGTATTAAATCACGATTACTATGAGTTAAGTGATACTCTTGAGGAACTAAGAGCAGTAGCAGTAGAAACTAACAAGAAGATTGCTAAAGATTTAGGCATACCACAGTCAACTGCTATAACTTGTATCAAACCTAGTGGTACAGTTAGTCAATTAGTTGACAGTGCATCAGGTATTCATGCTAGACATAGTGACTATTACATCAGAACTGTACGTGGCGATAACAAAGACCCATTGACACAGTTTATGAAAGATAATGGCATACCAAGTGAGCCATGTGCTATGAAGCCTGACAGTACAACAGTGTTTAGTTTTCCTATGAAATCACCATCAGGTGCTACAACTAGAACAAAGATGACTGCCATTCAACAGTTAGAGTTTTGGTTATTGTATCAGAGGTATTGGTGTGAGCATAAGCCATCTGTCACTATATCTGTCAAGGAAGATGAGTGGATGCAAGTAGGAGCATGGGTATATGAAAACTTTGATGAGGTGTCAGGTATATCCTTTCTACCCTTCAGTGACCATACTTATGCACAAGCACCTTATCAAGACATAACAGGTGAAGAGTATGAACAGTCATATAAGAAGATGCCTGAGTCTATTGATTGGTCTAAGTTAGCAGACTATGAAAAAGAAGATACTACTTCAGGTGGAAGAGAGTTAGCCTGTACAGCAGATGCCTGTGAGATGGTTGACATAGAAGCTAGTTAATGATAGAATCCACGACAGAGATATTATGGTGGCAGTGGTGGTTACTCATCGCTATCAGCATAAATACGACAATAAATCTCATAGTGTTCTTTAGAGGAAGAAAGTTACACATACGAGAGTTATTACATTTAAAACCAAAACGGAGAAGTAAATGAGAGAAATGATACTACAAGCACTAAAGAGTAAAATATCAGGACAGATAAATGGTCATATAGCTAACATAGAAGCCATGATGAGCAATCCTGTAGGCATAGGAGACCATCCTACTATTGTAGAGACCATAGAAAAAGAACTTGGTGCACTAGAACATGAGAATGGTAAATTAAACAACTTAGTTAGATTCTTTGAAAGGAGACAAGATGAAGCCATTGAAGAGCAGAAAACGCAATCCAAATCTAAGTAAGTATGACGCACCTTTAAAGATACAATTTACTAAAGGTATGTCAGACTTTAAAAGAGGTAAGACTACTAATCCTTATCATAGTAATAGTATGCAGTCACGTGAGTGGCTTAGAGGTTTCAATACCTCATTTTATCAAAGGTTAGAGAGAGTGAAGAAAGATGAAGCTAGAAGAAGAAGCGAGAAAATACATGAAGGATAAGCTGTTTATAGATGAAGTCATTACACCTGACTTGTACGAGAACTTGGCAGGTCAAACTGCTATCTTCCCCAAAGAAAAAGCATTGGAGTATCTAGCATTGGGTATGACAAGTGAAGCAGGGGAAGTAGCAGGTAAGGTGAAGAAACTTATACGTGATGGGGAAGATGTGGAAGGCTTTGAGTTGAAGAAGATTGCCATAGCATCAGAGATAGGTGACGTACTTTGGTACTGTGCTATGATGGCAAAGGAAGTGGGAGTTCCCTTGAATACTATTATGCAGGAGAACTTGAAGAAGTTACATGGTAGAAAAGAACGTGGTACATTATCAGGTTCAGGTGATACACGTTAATCTGTCTTAAACCTATCGTCATAACCTTTTCTTAAAAAATCAGGGAGATATTCATAATAAGGGGTATCTCTTCTTTCTTTGTAGTAACTAAGTATTCCTTCTTTAAGTAATTCATTACCATGAACTATCTTAACCATCTCTTTACCATATTCATTAGATGCCTTACGTATATCTCTTAGATATATTTGCTTTTCTTTTGGTGGAGCAGCTATGTAAGCAGGATGATTTGCTAACTCTTCAATATAATATTTAAATTGCTTACCACTAGACATTTCTAATAAACTATATTGGTCACTGTTTAGCTCAACACTTTGACCACTAAAAGTTAAATTTCTTTTAGGTCTTTTATGTTCGTATCCTAATTGCACGAGCATATCTTTTCCAGCAGTCTTTTCTTTTCTAGTAGACTTCTTAGTTATATTCATGGCTAATTCACGAAAGTCTTCAGGTAGATTCTCCCCACTAGGACCATACTCTTCTAAGTACATAACATCACCAAACATATCAACACGATTATTTAAGTCATCTCTCATCCAAGGTAATCCATCTTTAATAACTTCTAAGAATGTGTATGTATCTTTTACGAATGGGTCTCTTGCTCTACCATAAGAACGGAGTACGTTTGGAACGGATGCTCTAGCAACTTGATTAGTCAAAGCTCTAAACGCATTAGAAGAACGATTAACATCAGAGCCTGATTCTATATCTCTTGTTACTGTAGTTATGGCTTCACCCATATCTGCAATACCTTTTAACATAGCTTTATCTGCTATATTACTCCACATAGAACCTGCAATCATTTTACCTGCTGCTTCTAAATAATTCTCTACATTTCTTTGTGGAGATATTTGATTACGTCTTACTATATCTCTCATATCTACAGCAAAACCAACTATTGTAGAAACAGGGTCAAATCTACTGTAACTCCAAAACTCTTCACCTATTCTAAGTGACCTTTCCTGCCAACCTGTTGCTGACTTTAAAGTATTCTTTAAGTTATAATCTGCACCAAAACTACCTGTAACACCAACATCGTCTAATGCTTCTATTTCTGTGCCACCTTCAGCCATTAGTATAGCTGTTGACATTATAGATGAACCTGCAATCATTCTTCCTACAGCATCATCTGCCGCAGCTCCACCTTTTTTAATTGCTTTATTATATCCCGGAGTTAGTTTGGCGAATATAGAATTAGTCATACTATACTCTAATAAATTTATAGGAGTTCTAACAAAAGGAACAAACATATTAGCTATACTACCAATAGGTATCTCGTAGTTGTCTCCTATAGGCATCTTAGCTCTTTTTATTTTAGAGAAAGCTCTAGCTATCTTACCATCTTTAGTGAAAGTAACTCTAGCAGCATCTTCTAGTGCGGCTTTTTCCAATATAGGTCTAGGTTTATTTA